TTACGCCTTCTTTATATCCTCCATAATTCCAGAGTGGGACATATTTGGGACATTATCACCAAAAATGTCGTCTATTTTCCTCGCATGCTCTGTCAAATGATTAGGCGCAAGGTGAGCATACCTACGAACCATTTCTATGGACTCCCATCCGCCCATTTCCTGAAGCACTGATAATGGGACGCCTGACTGAATCAGCCAGCTTGCCCAGGTGTGTCTGAGGTCATGGAAACGGAAATCTTCAATTCCTGCACGACGACAAGCTGATAGCCATGATGTCTTGCTGTCGATGCGCATCTTCCTGACCGCAGGCGTTGATGTTCCATCTGCTCGCTTAGCCGCCTTGGTATGTACAAACACCCATTTGTGATGCTTGCCTATTTGATCACGCAACACTTTACAGGCGGTATCGTTCAGCGCCACACCAATGGCGCGGTTTGATTTGCTCTCTTCTGGATTCACCCAGGCAACTCGTCGCTGCATGTCGATTTGTTGCCATTCCAGATTTATGATGTTCGACTTTCTCAGACCAGTTGCCAGCGCAAACTTGACGACAGATTTCAGTGGTTCGGGGCACTCATCAATAAGGCGTTTTGCTTCCTCCTTTTCCAGCCATCTGACTCGCTTGTTTCTGACCGCTGGTATCTTGATGACAGGCGCTTTTTCCAGCCACTTCCAGTCGCGTTCTGCAGCACGGAGAATGGCCTTTATCATGGCAAGATGCTTTGCCTTTGTCTGAGTTGATACTGGCTTTGGTTCATAAACAGGCAGTTCTTTACCTTTCCTGATGGCGGCCTGAACTTTCTGTTTCCATATTTCTTTCGTCTTTCTGTTATGCATTCTGCTTACAGCAGAGTAAATCTTTGCCTCCGAGATATCTTTAAGCCTTATACCCTCAAAATGTTCAAGCCAGAACTCAATCCGGCTTTTATCTGAATCGAGAGATTTTTTATCAGCTTTTTCCTCAAGCCATCTTAGGCAGGCCTCTTCAAAAGTGACATCAGGTAAATCCCCTAGCTTTTCTACTCGCCAGAGTTCTGCTTTTCGCTTGTCGTGCAACTCCTGAGCTTGCCGCTTGTCCTTTGTGCCAAGAGATTCCTTAATTCGTTTCCCGCCCGGGAGCGAATACGAGGCATACCATATTTCATTTCTGCGGAAGAGTGACATTTTCTTTCCTCTGTTATGCCATCACCCGCGCTCACCTGGACAGTATGCAGCGGAGACTGAAGCGCCGCAATGCAGGCTTGCCGTGTTGTGAGGTAAGGAGATTTTGGCTTGGTTGGATCTTTACGTGTTGCCTGTAGGCGGCCTGTTCGTATCCAGTTGGTGGCGGTTGGTCTGGATATCTTAAGAAACTGACAGGCCTCATCGAGTGTGAGGCTGTATGATTCCATGGTTACCTCTGCTTTTTGAACGCATGTCACGTAACTTCTTAATGTGTTCTGCCGTTTCGATCTCTTCTGCTATCCGATCTGCATCAGCTTTATTCACAGGTTCAAAGTCATGATTAAAGCGGAACATGCTGGCGATACATGTTCTGCCTTTTCGGATGTAGTGAACTTTGTTGTGGGTAGAACGCAGGATTTTGCAGGGAGTGCCGTGGTGGTCGACGTACCAGGTGTTAGGAAAAATGATTCTGAACATTTTTACACCTCAGTTGGACGATGTTGAAATTTGCTGCTTTGAGGCCATCATAGTCCCCATTGTTTGTTCTTAAGTTCGATCTCCTCCTGGCAACTTGCACAAGTCCGACAACCCTGAACAGCCAGGCGTCTTCGCTCATCTATCGGATCGCCACACTCACAACAATGAGTTGCGGATACAGTCTGGTAGTTCAGACGACGCATTTTTATTGCTGTATTGCGCTGTAATTCTTCGATTTCTGATGCTGAATCAATGATGTCTGCCATCTTCCATTAATCCCTGAATTGTTGGTTAATACGCTTGAGGATGAATGCGAACAATAAAAAAGGAGCCTGTAGCTCCCTGATGATTTTGCTTTTCATGTTAACCGTTCCTTAAAGACGCCGTTTAACATGCCGATCGCCAGGCTTAAATGAGTCGGTGTGAATCCCATCAGCGTTACCGTTTCACGGTGCTTCTTCAGTACGCTACGGCAAATGTCATCGACGTTTTTATCCGGAAACTGCTGTCTGGCTTTTTTGATTTCAGAATTAGCCTGACGGGCAATGCTGCGAAGGGCGTTTTCCTGCTGAGGTGTCATTGAACAAGTCCCATGTCGGCAAGCATAAGCACACAGAATATGAAGCCCGCTGCCAGAAAAATGCATTCCGTGGCTGTCATACCGGGTCTCTCTCATCTGCTTCTGCTTTCGCCACCATCATTTCCAGCTTTTGTGAAAGGGATGCGGCTAACGTATGAAATTCTTCGTCTGTTTCTACTGGTATTGGCACAAACCTGACTCCAATTTGAGCAAGGCTATGTGCCATCTCAATACTCGTTCTTAACTCAACAGGAGATGCTTTGTGCATACCGCCTCCCGTTTATTATTTATCTTCTCAGCCAGCCGCTGTGCTTTCAGGGGATTTCTGATAACAGAAAGGCCGGGAAATACCCAGCCTCGCTTTGTAATGGAGTAGACGAAAGTGATCGCGCCTACCCGGATATTATCGTGAGGATGCGTCATCGCCATTGCTCCCCAAATACAAAACCAATTTCAGCCAGTGCCTCGTCCATTTTTTCGATGAACTCCGGCACCATCTCGTCAAAACTCGCCATGTAATTTTCATCCCGCTCAACCACGACATAATGCAGGCCTTCACGCTTCATTCGTGGGTCATAGTTGGCAAAGTACCAGGCATCTTTTCGCGTCACCCACATGCTGTACTGCACCTGGGCCATGTAAGCCGACTTTATGGCCTCGAAACCACCGAGCCGGAATTTCATGAAATCCCGGGAGGTAAACGGGCATTTCAGTTCAAGGCCGTTGCCGTCACTGCATAAACCATCGGGAGAGCAGGCGGTGCGCATACTTTCGTCGCGATAGATGATCGGGGATTCAGTAACATTCACGCCGGAAGTAAACTCAAACAGGGCTCTGGCGTCGTTCTCGTACTGTTTTCCCCAGGCCAGCGCCTTAGCATTAACTTCCGGAGCCACACCGGTGCAAACCTCAGCCAGCAGGGTGTGGAAGTAGGACATTTTCATGTCAGGCCACTTCTTTCCTGAGCGGGGCTTTGCTATCACGTTGTGAACTTCTGAAGCGGTGATGACGCCGAGCCGTAATTTGTGCCATGCATCATCCCCCTGTTCGACAGCTCTCACGTCGATCCCGGTACGCTGCAGGATAATGTCCGGTGTCATGCTGCCACCTTCTGCTCAGTGGCTTTCTGTTTCAGGAATCCAAGAGCTTTCACTGCTTCGGCCTGTGTCAGTTCTGACGATGCGCGAATGTCGCGGCGAAATATCTGGGAACAGAGCGGCAATAAGTCGTCATCCCATGTTTTATCCAGGGCGATCAGCAGAGTGTTAATCTCCTGCATGGTTTCATCGTTAACCGGAGTGATGTCGCGTTCCGGCTGACGTTCTGCAGTGTATGCGGTATTTTCGACAATGCGCTCGGCTTCATCCTTGTCATAGATACCAGCAAATCCGAAGGCCAGACGGGCACACTGAATCATGGCTTTATGACGTAACATCCGTTTGGGATGCGACTGCCACGGTCCGGTGATTTCTCTGCCTTCGCGGGTTTTGAATGGTTCGCGGCGGCATTCATCCATCCACTCGGTAACGCAGATCGGATGATTGCGGTCCTTGCGGTAAATCCGGCATGTGCAGGATTCATTGTCCTGCTCAAAGTCCATACCATCAAACTGCTGGTTTTCATTGATGATGCGGGACCAGCCATCAACGCCCACCACCGGAACGATGCCATTCTGCTTATCAGGAAAGGCGTAAATTTCTTTCGTCCATGGATTAAGGCCGTACTGGTTGGCAACGATCAGTAATGCGATGAACTGCGCATCGCTGGCATCACCTTTAAATGCCGTCTGGCGAAGAGTGGTGATCAGTTCCTGTGGGTCGACAGAATCCATGCCGACACGTTCAGCCAGCTTCCCTGCCAGCGTTGCGAGTGCTGTACTCATCCGTTTTATACCTCTGAATCAATATCAACCTGGTGGTGAGCAATGGTTTCAACCATGTACCGGATGTGTTCTGCCATGCGCTCCTGAAACTCAACATCGTCATCAAACGCACGGGTAATGGCTTTTTTGCTGGCCCCGTGGCGTTGCAAATGATCGATGCATAGCGATTCAAACAGGTGCTGGGGCAGGCCTTTTTCCATGTCGTCTGCCAGTTCTGCCTCTTTCTCTTCACGGGCGATCTGCTGGTAGTGACGCGCCCAGCTCTGAGCCTCAAGACGATCCTGAATGTAATAAGCGTTCATGGCTGAACTCCTGAAAATGGCTGTGAAAAAATCGCCCGCGGAATGCCAGGCTGATTCGGAAAACAGGAAAGGGGATTAGTGATTCAGACCGTTGCCGCGTCCGTCGAGAAAAACTTCCACGAGCAAGTCACGGGTATAAGTGCGCTCAATGCCGCGATGCAGATAAAGTCGTCCGCGTAAATTAGCTGATGCAGTCCAGGTACCATCTTTGCGTTTGACCAGCATTCCTGGCATGACCGCACCGCGATTAACGGTCTGCGTTCCGTAATGTTGATGAACCATAAAAACTCCTGCCCGTAAGCTGGGCTGCTGAACATATAAAGACTTCTGCGCGTATTCAGGCGGTGGATGGCCGCCGGTTGTCATAACTAAGCCGCCTCGTTGAAGCGACTAAGGTATGAAATGTTGAGTTGATTTCAGCTGGTCACACCGACGTTCACGCGTCCGTTTCATCCCTCGCACTCCCCGAAGCCTGCTGAAATTCAAGCTGCGGATCTAAGCGGTCATCGCAACGGTGAATCAGGTAGTTGCCGTATCGTTGTGTTGTTGCGATGAACTTATTTAAAACTATAGTTGTTTTATCGTCAACAACAAAAGTTGTTTTATTGGTTGTTTTAGATATAACTGGTTGTATTTAGGATGGATTTATTTTGTGACTTGAATCGCATAGCGATAACTGAAGCGAGGTTATGGTGGTTTTTTTAACGGTGTGTGTGATGAGGGGAGGGCAAAAGAAAACCCGGCACGGTGGCCGGGTAGCATCACTATTCGATTTTTTTAACCATGTAGTTACGTCGTGATGTTCCTAATCTTTCATTGTGAATCTCAGAAACGCTTACTACGAGCGATATTCGTTCACCAACTTTATATTTACTTTGAATTTCTCCTAACATATCAATCGGATAAGAAGCCTTTATTTTTCCAAGCTCGCTTGCAATCTCCAATTTCCCGTACATGGATAAAATAGCAAGTTCGCCTGATATATGCTCATCCGGTAGCTGAATGACCTTCGTTAAAGCTAAGCGAGCATTCAGTTTTTTTATATCTTCTGAAGAAATTGACACTTGTCTGGTACCATCACTTAAAGGTCCAATCCAAGTAAGATCAAAGTTAAGACTATATTTTTCGCACTCATTTATGATGTTTTTTAGGTTAGCTGTTGATTGCGAACCAATTTCGGCAATTTTAGCCGTGAATGTTTCTTCATCAATGGATGAGAGTAGTGCAAAAATCTCCTTAACAGCATGACTGGATACTGTTTCGATGAGCTCGCAAGAACCAGTAGAAAAAGTAACACCTAACTTCGTCGAACCTGGACGCAAGTCTGCCAATCTCATGTCTAATGATTTTTTAACATCAATCGGCACACGACTAGAATCTTTCCCAGATCCAAGTCGGTAAACTGCTTTCTGTACAAGGGATGCGAGATTACCTGAAATTACAGATAGAATATCTAACGGAATAGACCCGAAATCGACCAAAACACCTTTTAATCTCAACTCCATGAAATCACGTAAAGGATGTTGGTTATCGATTGCACGTTGTCTCTCTCGGAGATCGCTCAGATGGGAGTCAAGTGATCTAAATATAATGTCATCAGCAAATGATCTCCCCTTATTTTGAGCAAGCAGATCCACATCGCGTTGAATGAACGCAATTCGCTCCTTGAGGGAGTTGAATGTTTTTTCTTCGCTCATAACATTACCCTCACGAGGCCTTTAGGATTCTCCTTCCGATCAAAACCAAACCACCCTCTCCAGTAACTTCGCCTTTCACTATAATCGATTTCTGGATGATTTTCAGGCAGCAAAAGAACGTCAATGCTGTAGTTTTCTTTAATAAAATCTCTATTTAACAATGAGCTGACCAATGGCATCAGCGTGTTTGGCAAAGAGTTTAGGGCCAAATAATCGACGACCACGAGTATATCTATGTCATCAGGTTCAGGTTTCTCTGTAGTGAATGAACCATCGATCCACACTTCAGAGAAACATAGACACTGCTGATTAACAAGTTTAAATTGCTCAATAAGCTGTATAAAATTACAGTATAGCATACTTCTTCTAACGGATTTTGGGAAGGTGTCGACACAAAGAGACTTGATGCCATCACTATCCATATCATGAAATCCTGCTGTAAGAAGAGGTGGGAAGCTAGGCTTTTCCATCCTAAGTCCTTGTTTATGCCATATAGTGTTCTATTTAATATTCTTGAAAAGAGTGTGCCTTAAAAAGCTACAGGCTAATTATTAACCATGCTTCCTGTACGTCTGCGGCATGCTCCCAATAACCTTACCGAAGATGAACACCCGGTTCATCTCGTCTTTCTCGATCGGGTCCCACGGTGAGTAGCTTTTGTTATCAGAGATGACCAGCAGCTTATCCTTCATCATTTGCAGGCGCTTTACATGGGCTGTGTCGTCGTACAGAAACGCATAGATACCATCACCGTCGAAAGATTTAACTGTGATATCAACGAACAGCAGATCACCTGGTTCGATCGTTCCTGACATGCTGTCACCACGCACGTTAATGATGCGGATATTTTCCGCCTTCCTACCATCGAACATGTGACGAGCATCGTCAAACGAGTACTCAACCGAGCGTAGAACTTCTACAAACTCACGGTTGATGACTCCCGGCCCAGCACTGACTTCTATATCAAGAACGTCAATCTTGAAGTATTTGGAATGGCTGACAGTTGATTGTATTGGTTGCACTGTACTGTCTGACATATTTCCAACGCCAGAAGATAACCATTCTGCGCGCACACCCAAAGCGTTCGCGATCTCCACGATTTTAGTTGTTTGATTAGCTTTCCCTGTTTCGATTTTCTGAATAGCAGCCTGGCTAACCCCGACCAAATCCCCAAGCGCCTTTTGTGTAAGGCCTCGCGCTAATCTGGCTTCTTTAAGTCTTTCTGAGAGTGTTGTTTTCATAGTCCAAATGTACAACCAAGGTTTTATTCCATCAAACGAAAATGGTTGTTGACTAAAAACAACCATAGTTTTAATCTTGATTCAAATTAACCACGGAGGTTGTTATGAACCCAGCTATCAAAACAGCGATCAATATCGTTGGTTCACAAAAGAAACTGGGCGCTGCTTGCGAAGTTTCACAGCAGGCCGTCTATAAGTGGCTTCACAACAAAGCAAAGGTATCCCCTGAACATGTCGGCAGCATTGTTACGGCTACTGGTGGAGTAGTGAAGGCATACCAGATTCGCCCGGATCTTCCGAAGTTGTTTCCACACACCGAAAAGAACGCAGCTTAAATTTCCATTTCACGCTCTTTAACAATAAGCAATCAACTTAACAGTCAATTCAAACTAAAGGAGTCAATTATGCAACCACTTCCATACCAACAGACTAGCGGATTTAGCCCGACTGCGGTGATAAATCGTTCTCAAACAAAACAGGTGCCAGGCCACGAAAAAATCCGTGATGCCGTCCGCGCCTGGTCGGCTGTAGATAATCAGGATGTCGTTGCCACACTCATTGTGAATGAGTATCGGGAGCAGGGCGGCGGCACCATCGATTTCCCTGATGATGTCAGCCGTGCACGCCAGAAGCTGTTCCGCTTCCTCGATAACAAATTCGATTCTGAAAAATACCGAAATAACGTGCGTGAACTGACCCCGGCAATTCTGGCGGTACTACCGCTGGAATATCGCGGTTACCTGGTTGAGCAGGATAGCTTCATGGCTAGGTTGGCTGAAATGGAAAAGGAACTCAGTGAGGCAAAACAGGCTGTCATTCTCAACGCACCACGCCACCAGAAACTGAAGGAAATTAGTGAAGGTATTGTATCGATGTTTCGTGTGGACCCAGATCTGGCTGGTCCATTGATGGCGATGGTTACTACCATGCTGGGGGCGATATGACAGGTTCAGAAATGGCGAAAGCCGGTCTGCTGGAACAGAACCGACTTTCAGGTGCAAATCGTAACACACTCATTGCGGGAGGAATTATGGCAAACACTGCTGAGATATTCAATTTTCCAGTGCCGGATGCGGCACAAAAGGAGCCGCGCGTGGCAGATCTCGATGATGGTTATACGCGCATTGCAAATGAGTTGCTGGAAGCTGTGATGCTGGCCGGATTAACACAGCACCAGCTTCTGGTCTTCCTGGCTGTCATGCGCAAAACATATGGCTTTAATAAAAAACTGGATTGGGTGAGCAACGAGCAACTTTCCGAATTGACCGGGATATTGCCGCACAAGTGTTCTGCTGCAAAAAGCGTTCTGGTAAAGCGTGGGATTCTTATTCAGAGCGGGCGGAATATCGGCATTAATAATGTGGTCAGTGAATGGTCAACATTACCCGAATCAGGTAAGAAAAATAAAGTTTACCTGAAAGAGGTAAATTTACCTGAATCAGGTAAGAAAAGTTTACCCAAATCAGGTAAAGGCGTTTACCCGAATCAGGTAAACACAAAAGACAAACTAACAAAAGACAATATAAAACCTTTTTCGTCCGAGAATTCTGGCGAATCCTCTGACCAGCCAGAAAACGATCTTCCTGTGGTGAAACCGGATGCTGCAATTCAGAGCGGCAGCAAGTGGGGGACAGCAGAAGACCTGACCGCCGCAGAGTGGATGTTTGACATGGTGAAGACTATCGCACCATCAGCCAGAAAACCGAATTTTGCTGGGTGGGCTAACGATATCCGCCTGATGCGTGAACGTGACGGACGTAACCACCGCGACATGTGCGTGCTGTTCCGCTGGGCCTGCCAGGACAACTTCTGGTCCGGTAACGTGCTGAGTCCGGCCAAACTCCGCGACAAGTGGACCCAGCTCGAAATCAACCGGAACAAGCAACAGGCTGGCGTGACAGTCGGCAAACCAAAACTCGACCTGACAAACACTGACTGGATTTACGGGGTGGATCTATGAAAAACATCGCCGCACAGATGGTTAACTTTGACCGTGAGCAGATGCGTCGGATCGCCAACAACATGCCGGAACAGTATGACGAAAAGCCACAGGTACAGCAGGTAGCGCAGATCATCAACGGTGTGTTCAGCCAGTTACTGGCAACTTTCCCGGCGAGCCTGGCTAATCGTGAGCAGAACGAACTGAACGAAATCCGCCGCCAGTGGGTTCTGGCTTTCCGGGAAAACGGGATCACCACGATGGAACAGGTTAACGCAGGAATGCGCGTAGCCCGTCGGCAGAATCGACCATTCCTGCCATCCCCCGGACAGTTTGTAGCCTGGTGCCGGGAAGAAGCATCCGTTATTGCCGGACTACCAAACACCAGCGAGCTGGTTGATATGGTTTACGAGTATTGCCGGAAGCGTGGCCTGTATCCGGATGCAGAGTCTTATCCGTGGAAATCAAACGCGCACTACTGGCTGGTTACCAACCTGTATCAGAACATGCGGGCCAATGCGCTTACTGATGCGGAATTACGGCGCAAGGCTGCCGATGAACTGACTTGTATGACCGCGCGAATTAACCGTGGTGAGGCGATACCTGAACCAGTAAAACAACTTCCTGTCATGGGCGGTAGACCTCTAAATCGTGCACAGGCTCTGGCGAAGATCGCAGAAATCAAAGCGAAGTTCGGACTGAAAGGAGCAACTGTATGACGGGCAAAGAGGCAATTATTCATTACCTGGGGACGCATAAGAGCTTCTGTGCGCAGGACGTTGCTGCGGTAACAGGCGCAACAGTAACCAGTATAAATCAGGCTGCGGCTAAAATGGCACGGGCAGGAATCTTGGTCGTTGATGGTAAGGTCTGGCGAACGGTGTATTACCGGTTCGCTACCAGGGAAGAACGGGAAGGAAAGGTGAGCACGAATCTGATTTTCAAGGAGTGTCGCCAGAGTGCCGCGATGAAACGAGTGTTGGCAGTGTATGGAGATATGAACTTAAACTTGCTGTGACGGTTTTCATCGGTAACACACCATGTAATCTAGCAGTCAGCTTAGAAATAGGAGCGGCAGTTAAAGATTTTTCAGTTAGTAGAAAATTACTGTTATTGCAGGGATCTAATCACCGGAGAGTCGTTCCATTTGTCTTATGATTACCTGAAGTCCGTTAGTTCGTTGGTAATCACCGTTTTTGTTAGAGAAGTAAGCATCGCTGACAAAATATTCTCAACGATGCCTGCTTTATTGCTACTACAAATTAATTAAATTGCATCTGCAAACTCTGGGGTTTTTCGCTCAGGTATAATTGATGAGTTGCTGTTGTCACTTTTTTTATTTTCATGATTACGAATAGCCAATGACTCATTAAAGTCTTTTGCGACTGCTGTCTCAATAAATTCAATTTCTGAATCAGAGTGTTTTTTAACAGCTTCTTTGATCTCATCCAGAGTAACATAGAAAAACTCTTTTCTACGATTTACAAGATTGACTCTCTTTTTATCGAAGACATCATGTAGTTTTTTTTCTAATGATGGAGCGTCCTCCGAATAAATCATGGCATGTACATCAAAAATAAAAGGAACAGATGCATCACCGAGCTCATTTACACGGTCTTGCGGATCAAGACGTCGTGTCATGCCTATTTTATAAACATTCTCCCCAAAAGAACCTATGTTCGAAATAATATAAACATGACCTTGTTTGGTTTGTTGTGCCATGGATAATGCTCTTTGATGCTTTGATTCAGCCTGCGACAAACTCTGTTCTAGTTCGGCAATGCGATTTTCGAGGCGCTGCTTCATGTCACCAGTAACTTTTTCCATTTCCTTTCTTGCAGCTTCAATTGCTTTTTTATAACGGCGCTCTTCTGCCTCTGCGTCTTGCATGGCCTTTTCTATTTCTCGTTGTGCACGCTCCTCCTCTCTCATTTGTGCCCTTATTTCTGCCTGTTCTTCTTTTTCTTTCTGTTTTTGCTCACGATATTCATGGGTAAGCCACAATTCCTCAAGTTTTTTATTGAGGTATTTAGTGTTTATATATATGTGATTTTGCTCGTTTAGTTTATTTATGGCCTCAAATGCCTTTGTGATGCGTTCTTCCATTTTAGTGATGTTTTTCCACGTGCAATTGCTAATTGCAGCATCACATTCATTATTAAATGCTCTAGTAGTTAGCCTGATATTTCTGTCTGTCATTTTTTTACCCTCTGCTCGAGAGCCTTCAACAGTCCATTGGGTTGTACAATATACTGCGCCAGAGTGGGTTTTATCCCGCAGCATTAATTTCTGTTCATCCCTGATGGATTTTATTTTGTTTTTAAATTGCTCTGAATCTTCAAAATTAAAATGAGGTTCGTAAAATCCTAGTTCGGCTAGCTCAACATCTTCTGAATAAATAGAAATTTGCCTTACTAGTTTATCATATATTTCTTTCTTCTCTTTATAAGTTCTTCTTAGCTCTTGGATTTGTTTATTGATACCATCCATTTTTTCAATGGTGTTTGTTAGTTCATTATTGGCATTTTCTTTTACTTTTAGGGATTCTTCTTTTATTATGGAGCATTCTTGCTCTGTTTTCTCAATAAGCTTCTTACATTCTTCTTCTACATTAAAATAATCTGCAAAGCGAGATTTGTATTCTTCATTTTTTTGATTGCTATCACTTAATTCTAATTGTATTTTTTTGATGCGTTTGATTGCAGCTATATAAAGAACAAGAACAACCAATAAAAATATGATTGCAAGTAATAGAGGAGTTTGAGTCATTCGTGCTATTCCTTACGGACAATTTAAGACGTTTTGTATTAAATCCTGTTCAATGTGTATGCGGGTGATTGCTACCGCTTACAATCTTCATAATTATCAGTTAGATAGACTCGCTAGTAAATAATTTCATTTTTTGCAATATTCTTATTGAATATTTCAATTTATGAAATGAACTCTTTATCCTTTCAAGGTGAAAGGTTTCTTCTTCGGAAATATTTGCTCTCGTGTGACGTATAAAGACCTTTGATTTTCAAAAATCAGTAGGGAATAATATAGTTACTGTCGGCCTGAACACCCGGTGGTGGGGTTGCGCTAAACGGGGACGTTTATGCGCACACACAATCCAAACTCTCATCTCCATTCACAGATGCAGAAATGCACCTACGATTTTTTACATTCGGTGTTTTACTTCGACAGCCAGAATTGGGAGTCTCTATTCGTCTGGCGGCTAAAGGTGATATGGAAATCGTTATGTTTTGGCCTGAGGTAGTTGTAACTGTTGTAGCAGCTATGGATGTGATCATCATGGTGTCCATTTACTGGGGTTGACGACATGATTTATCCGGCGCTATATTCTGTGCGTTGCCGCAAAATCGGCACACGGGATTGGCGTCCCGGGATACTACTCAACGCATACCGCGTTAAGCGGTTTTTTTGTGCGCTAAGCACGGCTATGCCCAAATTATGGTGGGCTGTGTGAGGGCTTCTTCGGAAGCGCCGGGTTTGAGTAGCCGGTTACGCCAACCTTACACAGTTCACCACCAGTCGATTGGCGTCGTTGGTGGTGATGGTTAACCTGATGAGGTGATACTATGACTACTCAATTAGCATTCCACAAAACGACGTTTACCCCGATTTGCCACAATAACAGAATTTGGCTTACTGCCACTGAAGTTGGTTTAGCACTGGAATATGCGGACGATAAAGCAGTTCAGCGCATTTACTCTCGGCACTCAGATGAATTCACAGATATGATGACAAGGGTGGTCAAAGTGACCACCCCTCGTGGAATGCAGGAGTCTCGAGTATTTAGCCTTCGCGGAGCCCATTTGATCGCCATGTTTGCTCGTACTCCTGTGGCCAAAGAATTCCGCCGCTGGGTTCTGGATATTCTCGATCGAGAAGTTCAACAATCCCCAATCACAAAACAATTCACTGATAACGAACTTTGCACACTCGCCTGGTTATGGCGAGCAAGTGATACGATGTTAACCGCCTGCCAGAACGTTACGCCCCTTCTTCAGGTCGCAGAGCATCGCGAAGCAGGTAGATTCACTTCAATCGAACAAGAATATCCTCGGATACTCAACAGGGCGCGAGAAATCCTTGCCAGAGAAACGGCGCATGTAAAATTCCAACCGTGGCAGGATGATAAGTGGAGTCGTGTGTTACCATATTTCCGTCAGAATCTGTTGCAATAAAGTCACTAGTTAGAAATACTGCCAGCATTCTGCGATGACGGAAGTGCTGGCATTTTTTTTGGTAATGTGCGAGTCCATTTCATAAAATACGGGTACTGGAACTGGACGATATAATCTAAAAGATACCATTATCAGTAGCATTAAAATCGCTATGTGCCGATACGGATATAAATTATATTGATTGTTCACATACCTTATTGGATATTACTGAGGGGTGTTTATATAAGGTGTAACGATGATGTGGAACTTTGACAGTGCCGACTTAAGTGCAATAGCAGCAGGCATTTCTGCGTTTGGCACATTAGCCGCAGCGGGGTCGGCGCTTGCAAGTTGGTGCACGTCAAAAAAAGCGCTGCAGCTACAAAATAGAGTTTACCTTTATGAGTCTTTAAAGGCTTGCGCTGAGAGAGCCAATTCATCAGCTAAAGATAAGCGCGGATCTGAATGGAGCGTTAATGATGCAGCGGATATCATCAGGTGCCTAGTACGGGCGATGGAGCTCATCAAGCAGGATAGCCAGCAGAAAGAAGGTAATCAGGCATTAATGTTGAAACAGTACTTTGTTAATCTGCTAATAATGGAACTGTACGAGGAAGTTCATAACGGTGATGCGGCTGATTCTGTTTTTAAAAGTACGGAACCTACACAAGTACTTGATAACTTATGGAGCAAATGGCAGGAGGCTATAGCTTTTTTTGATATTTGGAATTACCCAGTTGCGACTGAGGAAGACTTGGCAGACTAATTTTCAGCACATTTGATTTCCAATAATCAACCAGCCATAATCATGCCATTGGAGCTTGAACAACTCCGGTGACTTCTGCGCTAAACGGGGACGTTTATGCGCACATACAATCCAAACTCTCTTCTCCCTTCACAGATGCAGAGATGCACCTGCGATTTTTTGCATCCAGCGTTTGACCTCTGCGGAGGTGAAGCGTGAACCTCCCACAAGACGGCATCAAATTGCATCGTGGTAACTTCACCGCTATCGGCCAGCAGATCCAGCCTTATCTGGAGGAAGGCAAATGCTTTCGCATGGTGCTTAAACCGTGGCGTGAGAAACGCAGTCTTTCCCAGAATGCACTCAGCCACATGTGGTACAGCGAAATCAGTGAATACCTCATCAGCAGGGGTAAAACGTTCGCCACTCCAGCTTGGGTAAAAGATGCTCTCAAACACACATATCTCGGTTATGAAACCAAAGACCTGGTTGATGTCGTAACCGGTGAGATCACCACTATCCAGTCGTTACGCCATACCTCCGATCTTGATACCGGAGAGATGTATATCTTCCTGTGTAAGGTTGAAGCCTGGGCGGTGAATATTGGCTGCCACCTGACTATTCCGCAGAGCTGCGAGTTCCAGCTGCTGCGCGACAAGCAGGAGGCGTAATGGCTACACCGCTTATTCGTGTCATGAACGGACACATCTACAGAGTACCAAATCGTCGTAAGCGTAAACCTGAGCTGAAGCCATCCGAAATACCAACACTGCTCGGATATACCGCCAGCTTGGTTGATAAAAAATGGTTGCGACTGGCAGCAAGGAGGAATCATGGCTGATTTGAGAAAAGCAGCGCGTGGTCGGGAATGCCAGGTAAGAATCCCTGGCGTATGTAATGGCAATTCTGAGACGTCTGTACTGGCACATATCCGGCTGGCTGGATTGTGCGGTACCGGTATCAAACCGCCAGACCTGATTGCCACCATTGCATGTTCTGCCTGCCACGACGAAATCGACCGCCGCACGCATTTTGTTGACGCTGGATATGCAAAAGAATGCGCGCTGGAAGGTATGGCGAGAACGCAGGTTATCTGGCTGAAAGAGAGGGTAATTAAGGCGTGAATACTTACCACATCACACTACCCTGGCCTCCGAGCAATAATCGCTATTACCGCCATAATCGCGGGCGCACGCACGTCAGCGCAGAGGGGCAGGCATACCGCGATAACGTCGCCCGAATCATTAAAAACGCAATGCTGGATATCGGCCTGGCTATGCCTGTGAAAATCCGCATTGAGTGCCACATGCCGGATCGCCGTCGCCGTGACCTGGATAATCTGCAAAAAGCCGCTTTTGACGCACTCACTAAAGCAGGTTTCTGGCTGGATGATGCTCAGGTCGTTGATTACCGCGTTGTGAAGATGCCTGTTACCAAAGGTGGGAGGCTGGAACTGACCATCACCGAAATGGGGAATGAATGATGTTTGAGTTTAATATGGCAGAACTTCTTCGCCACCGCTGGGGGCGTCTGCGCTTATATCGTTTCCCCGGCTCTGTTTTGACCGATTACCGAATACTGAAGAATTACGCCAAAACACTGACAGGAGCAGGAGTATGAAGTCAGAGATAACAATCAACTAATACTGTTTTGTTGATTTTTGCTTGTAATTGGCGTTCTGGTCTGAGTTTTGTGGAGTAAGTTGATGCGTGATATTCAGATGGTTCTTGAGCGTTGGGGAGCGTGGGCGGCTAATAATCATGAAGATGTGACCTGGTCGTCCATTGCCGCCGGTTTTAAGGGATTAATTCCTTCAAAAGTAAAATCTCGCCCGCAATGTTGTGACGATGACGCGATGATCATTTGCGGGTGCATGGCCCGTCTGAAAAAGAACAACAGCGATTTGCACGATTTATTAGTAGATTATTATGTAGTCGGTATGACATTCATGTCACTGGCAGGTAAGCATTGCTGCTCTGATGGTTATATCGGGAAAAGGTTACAAAAGGCTGAGGGCATAATTGAAGGGATGTTAATGGCATTAGATATCCGGTTAGAGATGGATATCGTTGTTAATAACTCTAATTAATATGCCAATTGTTTACTAAAAATTATTAAAAATGGGGCGTTGAGACGCCCCCAAAAATAAAGGGTAATATATAACAGAAGGTTTATATAGTTAGAAGCAAGGTTGTGCTTCTAAAGGAAGTGGCTTGAGGGAGCCACTTATATGTTGGGGAGGCAACGCCTCCCGCAACATATCTTTTTCGTAATCAGATTAGAACTGGTAAACCAGACCTACAGCAACGATGTCATCAGTATCAATACCAGCTGTTTTGGTAAACTTACTATCGTCAATTAAGTTGATTTTGTAATCAACAAAAGTGGACATGTTTTTATTAAAGTAGTAAGTAGCACCGACATCGACATACTTGACTAAGTCTCGGTCACCATGAACACCAAGGTCTTTACCTTTTGACTGAAGGTAAGCAACAGATGGGCGCAGACCGAAGTCAAACTGATATTGTGCTACTGCTTCAAAGTTTTGTGCTTTGTTTGCAATATGGTTATTACCAAAAACGGTCATATTCTGAGTTTCAGAATATGTGGTAGCCAGATAGATATTGTTCGCATCATATTTCAGGCCTGCAGCCCATACTTCCGCATTTTTGCCGGAGGCATTGAATTTGCTCTTACCATAGGCGACCTGACCGTCAGTGCGATCTGATTTAGCATAGGTTGCACCCACGCCGAATCCTTCATACTCATAAGTAGTGGAGAAACCGAAACCATCACCATTGGCTTCAGTTACGTCAGTGCGGTCATTTTTACCCTGATACTGAGCAGCAAAGTTCAGGCCATCGACCAGACCAAAGAAGTCGTTGTTACGATAAGTTGCAACACCAGTAGTGCGACCAGTCATGAACACATCTGTTTGGGTCCAGGTATCACCACCGAATTCTGGCAGGACGTCAGTCCACGCACCGATGTCGTATGCTACACCGTAGTTACGGCCGTAATCGATTGAGCCGTAATCACCAAATTTCAGGCCTGCAAATGCAAGACGGGTTTTGTCTTTGGAAGAACCTTGAGATTCAGCGCGGTTGCCTTTGAATTCATATTCCCACTGACCGAAACCAGTCAGTTGATCGTTGATTTGGGTTTCACCTTTGAAGCCAAGACGGGCATAAGTAGTATCACCATCATCTGCATCATTAGAGGAGAAGTAGTGCTTAGCATTAACTTTCCCGTACAGATCCAGCTTGTTACTGTCTTTATTATAAATTTCAGCTGCCTGAGCAGACATCGCCATCAGTACTGATGCAGCTACAGCAGAAATTGCCACTGTTAATTTTTTCATCGTGAGCCCTTTTTTTTGAACTATTATTAAAAAATGATGTCACTGCGCGATAAATATTCATCTAATCAATGTGATTATTTCAAGATGTAAGTTTTGGTTTCTCGTTTAATTTGTGAAGTAGATCTCTATTTTTATCTGAACTTTTTTCTATCGAATCCTATTCATGGCTCTTGGCTGAATAAAAATAAATCTATTAGCCAATTTATATTAATGGCTGTTATTTATAAGTGCTCTATAATTTGAAGGTTCAATTTAAATTGGCTAAAAATAACGCTGGAAATTATTTGTTGGTTATTTGTTGAGATTTGCTTATGTATTTGTAGTGGTGTTTTCAATACTCGGTAGCATTCTCGCAAATATCATTTAGTGGTTTACGTACGTAAAAAATTGGTTATGCTGTTAAGAGTGGTTACTTCGTCACACAGCTTAAACCCGCCGTCGAGCGGGTTTTTCCATTTTTTGAGTCTCGATATTAGCTGATAACCCAATACCTGAGTTATTCACTGACTCCGAGTCTGTTACGTTTCGTAGTATTCCCTCAATTTACACCCGCTTTGTCTGCGAGGTGGGGTTATGAAATCCATGGATAAGTTAACAACGGGTGTCGCCTATGGCACCTCAGCAGGTAGTGCCGGGTACTGGTTTTTACAGCTGCTCGATAAAGTCACGCCCTCACAGTGGGCAGCAATAGGTGTGCTGGGTAGCCTGGTATTTGGCCTGCTGACGTACCTGACAAACCTTTATTTCAAGATTAAAGAAGATAAGCGCAAGGCTGCGAGAGGTGAATAATGCCTCCATCATTACGAAAAGCTGTTGCTGCTGCTATTGGTGGCGGGGCTATTGCTATAGCATCTGTGTTAATCACTGGCCCAAGTGGTAACGATGGTCTGGAAGGTGTGAGACATAATCCTTACAAAGACATAGTTGGTGTATGGACTGTATGTTACGGGCATACAGGAAAAGACATCATTCCCGGTAAAACGTATACCGAAGCAGAGTGCAAAGCCCTCCTGAATAAAGACCTTGCCACTGTCGCCAGACAAATTAACCGGTACATCAAAGTCGATATACCGGAAACAACGCGCGGCGCTCTTTACTCGTTCGTCTACAACGTGGGTGCTGGCAATTTCAGAACATCGACGCTTCTTCGCAAAATAAACCAGGGTGATATTAAAGGCGCATGTGATCAGCTACGGCGCTGGACATACGCTGGCGGTAATCAATGGAAAGGACTGATGACTCGCCGTGAGATTGAGCGTGAAGTCTGTTTGTGGGGGAAACAATGAGCAGAGTAACCGCGATTATCTCCGCTCTGGTTATCTGCATCATCGTCTGCCTGTCATGGGCTGTTAATCATTACCGTGATAATGCAATCGCCTACAAAGAACAGCGCGATAACAAGGCCAGTGAACTGGAGAAGGCGAACGCCACCATTACTGACATGCAGCAGCGCCAGCGTGATGCTGATGCACTCGATGATAAATACACGAAGGAGTTAGCTGATGCGAAAGCTGAAAATGATGCTCTTCGGCGCAAGCTTGATAATGGTGGTCGGGTGCTCGTCAAAGGAAAATGCCCTGTGCCATCCTCAGCCGAAACCTCCAGCGCCTCCGGCATGGGCAATGATGCCACCGTCGAACTCTCTCCAGTTGCTGGACGAAACGTTCTCGGTATCCGGGACGGAATTATCCGCGACCAAACAGCATTGAGAACGCTTCAGGAATACATCAGGACGCAATGCCTTCGATGATAGCGATAATTTTACTCATCATCCTTCACATCTGGCTCTGTAGACAGGGTGGTGCTCACTTCTGGAGTGAATCCAGATTAAACATCTCATTGCTGATGCTTGATATTGAGCATTTTGCGCGCGGTAAGGGGCTGCGTTGAGATAAGAGCCAGTCATTACAAATACCAGGATTTAGCCTCGCATTCGCGGGGCTTTTTATTGCCATTACAAAAGCCACTTCCTACAGAGTGGCTTTGATAATGGCTTATACCCTACACGGGATAACTTAACTGATATCCCTTTTAAAGGATAAAGGTATTCAAGCCTGACACATCATGCGCTGTATCGTCGCCGTATTCCCGTATTAACAGAGACCGTAGCCCGACGGGGAACTCCTTCTGCGCGAGTGTGCGGGAATAATCAATAACGATGCACACCGGGGTTACCGGGTACACATATTTCATCATGCCAGCGAGTCCGGTTCTGGCACGGAAGAAACCGGACGTTATGATTTAGTGCGGAAATATTTGTGTAGTGTTCTGAATGTTCTCAGTAAAGAGTAATGAATTATCAAAGGTATAGTAATACCTTTTGTTTTCGTGGATATTTGTAATCCATCTGAAAACCCCTGCTGTAGCAAGATTTTTCCTGTATTCGTAAAATGATAACTCTCCTGATTTGAATCCTTTTAAGGTGGCTTCTATAAGGCATTTATTTTTTGAAAATCTTACATTTACAACCTTACTCTGTCCTTTTATTAAAACCGTATTATCGTTTTCAAGAACAAGATGAATATTCTCTGTGGCTAAATAGTAAATGTAATGTGAGACATTGTGACGTTTTAGTTCAGAATAAAACCAGTGATAGTTTAAATTATTTCGCACTTTATCGAATATTTGTTTAAAAATGGCAACCTGAGCCATTGTAGTACCTTCCATGTGATATGAAGGTACCTAGTCTGCACGATTATCTAAATTGCTTCAATCTGGTCTGACCTGCTTTCTGAGCAATTCAGTAATGTCACTCTTTTCTTTGTTTGCTTCAGGCGAAACTCTTTTTTCTGAGCACAGTCTTCGGCGGCAGGCTTCAATGACCCAGGCTGAGAAATTCCCGGACCCTTTTTGATCAAGAGCAATGTTAATTTGTTCAATCATTTGGTTAGGAAAGCGGATGTTGCGGGTTGTTGTTCTGCGGGTTCTGTTCTTCGTTGACATGAGGTTGTCCCGTATTCAGTGTCGCTGATTTGTATTGTCTGAAGTTGTTTTTACGTTAAGTTGATGCAGATCAATTAATATGATACCTGCGTCATAATTGATTATTTGACGTGGTTTGATGGCGTAGATGCACGTTGTGACATGCAGATGATAATTATTATCATTTTGCGGGTCCTTTCCGGCGATCCGACAGGTTACGGGGCGGCGACCTCGCGGGTTTTCGCTATTTATGAAAATTTTCCGGTTTAAGGCGTTTCCGTTCTTCTTCGTCGTAACTTAATGTTTTTATTTAAAATACCCCCTGAAAAGAAAGGAAACGACAGGTGCTGAAAACGAACTTTTGGGCCTCTGTCGTTTCCTTTCTCTGTTTTTGGCCGTGGAATGAACAATGGAAGTCAACAAAAAGCAGCTGGCTGACATTTTCGGTGCGAGTATCCGTACCATTCAGAACTGGCAGGAACAGGGAATGCCCGTTCTGCGAGGCGGTGGCAAGGGTAATGAGGTGCTTTATGACTCTGCCGCCGTTATAAGATGGTATGCCGAAAGGGATGCTGAAATTGAGAACGAAAAGCTGCGCCGGGAAGTTGAAGAACTGCGGCAGGCCAGCGAGACAGATCTCCAGCCAGGGACTATTGAGTACGAACGCCATCGACTTACGCGTGCGCAGGCCGACGCACAGGAGCTGAAAAATGCCAGAGACTCCGCTGAAGTGGTGGAAACCGCATTCTGTACTTTCGTGCTGTCGCGGATCGCAGGTGAAATTGCCAGTATTCTCGACGGGATCCCCCTGTCGGTGCAGCGGCGTTTTCCGGAACTGGAAAACCGACATGTTGATTTCCTGAAACGGGATATCATCAAAGCCATGAACAAAGCAGCCGCGCTGGATGAACTGATACCGGGGTTGCTGAGTGAATATATCGAACAGTCAGGTTAACAGGCTGCGGCATTTTGTCCGCGCCGGGCTTCGCTCACTGTTCAGGCCGGAGCCACAGACCGCCGTTGAATGGGCGGATGCTAATTACTATCTCCCGAAAGAATCCGCATACCAGGAAGGGCGCTGGGAAACACTGCCCTTTCAGCGGGCCATCATGAATGCGATGGGCAGCGACTACATCCGTGAGGTGAATGTGGTGAAGTCTGCCCGTGTCGGTTATTCCAAAATGCTGCTGGGTGTTTATGCCTACTTTATAGAGCATAAGCAGCGCAACACACTTATCTGGTTGCCGACGGATGGTGATGCCGAGAACTTTATGAAAACCCACGTTGAGCCGACCATCCGCGATATTCCGTCGCTGCTGGCGCTGGCTCCGTGGTATGGCAAAAAGCACCGGGATAACACGCTCACTATGAAGCGTTTTTCCAATGGTCGTGGCTTCTGGTGCCTGGGCGGTAAAGCGGCAAAAAACTACCGTGAAAAGTCGGTGGATGTGGCGGGTTATGATGAACTTGCTGCCTTTGATGATGATATTGAACAGGAAGGCTCTCCGACGTTCCTGGGTGACAAGCGTATTGAAGGCTCGGTCTGGCCAAAGTCCATCCGTGGCTCCACGCCCAAAGTGAGAGGCGCCTGTCAGATTGAGCGTGCAGCCAGTGAATCCCCGCATTTTATGCGTTTTCATGTTGCCTGCCCGCACTGCGGGGAGGAGCAGTACCTTAAATTTGGTGATAAAGAGACGCCGTTTGGCCTCAAATGGACGCCGGATGATCCCTCCAGCGTGTTTTATCTCTGCGAGCATAATGCCTGCGTCATCCGTCAGCAGGAGCTGGACTTTACTGATGCCCGTTATATCTGCGAAAAGACCGGGATCTGGACCCGTGATGGCATTCTCTGGTTTTCGTCATCCGGTGAAGAGATTGAGCCGCCGGACAGTGTGACCTTTCACATCTGGACGGCGTACAGCCCGTTCACCACCTGGGTGCAGATTGTCAAAGACTGGATGAAGACGAAAGGGGATACGGGAAAACGTAAAACCTTCGTGAACACCACGCTCGGTGAGACATGGGAAGCGAAAATCGGCGAACGTCCGGATGCTGAAGTGATGGCAGAGCGGAAAGAGCATTATTCAGCGCCCGTTCCTGACCGTGTGGCTTACCTGACCGCCGGTATCGACTCCCAGCTGGACCGCTACGAAATGCGCGTATGGGGATGGGGGCCGGGTGAGGAAAGCTGGCTGATTGACCGGCAGATTATTATGGGCCGCCACGACGATGAACAGACGCTGCTGCGTGTGGATGAGGCCATCAATAAAACCTATACCCGCCGGAATGGTGCAGAAATGTCGATATCCCGTATCTGCTGGGATATTGGCGGGATTGACCCGACCATTGTGTATGAACGCTCGAAAAAACATGGGCTGTTCCGGGTAATCCCCATTAAAGGGGCATCCGTCTACGGAAAGCCGGTGGCCAGCATGCCACGTAAGCGAAACAAAAACGGGGTTTACCTTACCGAAATCGGTACGGATACCGCGAAAGAGCAGATTTATAACCGCTTCACACTGACGCCGGAAGGGGATGAACCGCTTCCCGGTGCCGTTCACTTCCCGAATAACCCGGATATTTTTGATCTGACCGAAGCGCAGCAGCTGACTGCTGAAGAGCAGGTCGAAAAATGGGTGGATGGCAGGAAAAAAATACTGTGGGACAGCAAAAAGCGACGCAATGAGGCGCTCGACTGCTTCGTTTATGCGCTGGCGGCGCTGCGCATCAGTATTTCCCGCTGGCAGCTGGATCTCAGTGCACTGCTGGCGAGCCTGCAGGAAGAGGATGGTGCAGCAACCAACAAGAAAACACTGGCAGATTACGCCCGTGCCTTATCCGGAGAGGATGAATGACGCGACAGGAAGAACTTGCCGCTGCCCGTGCGGCACTGCATGACCTGATGACAGGTAAACGGGTGGCAACGGTACAGAAAGACGGACGGCGAGTGGAGTTTACGGCCACTTCCGTGTCTGACCTGAAAAAATACATTGCGGAGCTGGAAGTGCAGACCGGCATGACACAGCGACGCAGGGGACCTGCAGGATTTTATGTATGAAAACGTCCACCATTCCCACCCTTCTGGGGCCGGACGGCATGACATCGCTGCGTGAATATGCCGGTTATCACGGCGGTGGCAGCGGATTTGGTGGGCAGTTGCGGGCGTGGAACCCACCGGGTGAAAGTGTGGATGCAGCCCTGCTGCCCAACTTTACCCGTGGCAATGCCCGCGCAGACGATCTGGTACGCAATAACGGCTATGCCGCCAACGCCATCCAGCTGCATCAGGATCATATCGTCGGGTCTTTTTTCCGGCTCAGTCATCGCCCAAGCTGGCGCTATCTGGGCATCGGGGAGGAAGAAGCCCGTGCCTTTTCCCGCGAGGTTGAAGCGGCATGGAAAGAGTTTGCCGAGGATGACTGCTGCTGCATTGACGTTGAGCGAAAACGCACGTTTACCATGATGATTCGGGAAGGTGTGGCCATGCACGCCTTTAACGGTGAACTGTTCGTTCAGGCCACCTGGGATACCAGTTCGTCGCGGCTTTTCCGGACACAGTTCCGGATGGTCAGCCCGAAGCGCATCAGCAACCCGAACAATACCGGCGACAGCCGGAACTGCCGTGCCGGTGTGCAGATTAATGACAGCGGTGCGGCGCTGGGATATTACGTCAGCGAGGACGGGTATCCTGGCTGGATGCCGCAGAAATGGACATGGATACCCCGTGAGTTACCCGGCGGGCGCGCCTCGTTCATTCACGTTTTTGAACCCGTGGAGGACGGGCAGACTCGCGGTGCAAATGTGTTTTACAGCGTGATGGAGCAGATGAAGATGCTCGACACGCTGCAGAACACGCAGCTGCAGAGCGCCATTGTGAAGGCGATGTATGCCGCCACCATTGAGAGTGAGCTGGATACGCAGTCAGCGATGGATTTTATTCTGGGCGCGAACAGTCAGGAGCAGCGGGAAAGGCTGACCGGCTGGATTGGTGAAATTGCCGCGTATTACGCCGCAGCGCCGGTCCGGCTGGGAGGCGCAAAAGTACCGCACCTGATGCCGGGTGACTCACTGAACCTGCAGACGGCTCAGGACACGGATAACGGCTACTCCGTTTTTGAGCAGTCACTGCTGCGGTATATCGCTGCCGGGCTGGGTGTCTCGTATGAGCAGCTTTCCCGGAATTACGCCCAGATGAGCTACTCCACGGCACGGGCCAGCGCGAACGAGTCGTGGGCGCACTTTATGGGGCGGCGAAAATTCGTCGCATCCCGTCAGGCGAGCCAGATGTTTCTGTGCTGGCTGGAAGAGGCCATCGTTCGCCGCGTGGTGACGTTACCTTCAAAAGCGCGCTTCAGTTTTCAGGAAGCCCGCAGTGCCTGGGGGAACTGCGACTGGATAGGCTCCGGTCGTATGGCCATCGATGGTCTGAAAGAAGTACAGGAAGCGGTGATGCTGATAGAAGCCGGACTGAGCACCTACGAGAAAGAGTGCGCAAAACGCGGCGACGACTATCAGGAAATTTTTGCCCAGCAGGTCCGTGAAACGATGGAGCGCCGCGCAGCCGGTCTTAAACCGCCCGCCTGGGCGGCAGCGACATTTGAATCCGGACTGCGACAATCAACAGAGGAGGAGAAGAGTGACAGCAGAGCTGCGTAATCTCCCGCATATTGCCAGCATGGCCTTTAATGAGCCGCTGATGCTTGAACCCGCCTATGCGCGGGTTTTCTTTTGTGCGCTTGCAGGCCAGCTTGGGATCAGCCGCCTGACGGATGCAGTATCCGGCGACAGCCTGACTGCCGGAGAGGCACCCGCGGCGCTGGCGTTATCCGGTGATGATGACGGACCACGACAGGCCCGCAGTTATCAGGTCATGAACGGCATCGCCGTGCTGCCGGTGTCCGGCACGCTGGTCAGTCGGACGCGAGCGCTGCAGCCGTATTCGGGGATGACCGGTTACAACGGCATTATCGCCCGTCTGCAACAGGCTGCCAGCGACCCGATGGTGGACGGCATTCTGCTCGATATGGATACGCCAGGCGGGATGGTGGCAGGGGCATTTGACTGCGCTGACATCATCGCCCGTGTGCGTGACATAAAGCCGGTATGGGCGCTGGCCAACGACATGAACTGCAGTGCAGGTCAGTTGCTTGCCAGTGCCGCCTCCCGGCGTCTGGTCACGCAGACCGCCCGGACAGGCTCCATCGGCGTCATGATGGCTCACAGTAATTACGGTGCTGCCCTGGAGAAACAGGGCGTGGAAATCACGCTGATTTACAGCGGCAGCCATAAGGTGGATGGCAATCCCTACAGCCATCTTCCGGATGACGTCCGGGAGACACTGCAGTCCCGGATGGACGCAACCCGCCAGATGTTTGCGCAGAAGGTGTCGGCATATACCGGCCTGTCTGTGCAGGCTGTGCTGGATACCGAGGCTGCAGTGTACAGCGGTCAGGAGGCCATTGATGCCGGACTGGCTGATGAACTTGTTAACAGCACCGATGCGATCACCGTCATGCGTGATGCACTGGATGCACGTAAATCCCGTCTCTCAGGAGGGCGAATGACCAAAGAGACTCAATCAACAACTGTTTCAGCCACTGCTTCGCAGGCTGACATCACCACCGTGGAGCCTGCGAAGGAGGGCGAAAACGCCAGCGCGGCGCAGCCGGATGTGAACGCACAGATCACCGCAGCGGTTGCGGCAGAAAACAGCCGCATTATGGGGATCCTCAACTGTGAGGAGGCTCACGGACGCGAAGAACAGGCACGCGTGCTGGCCGAAACCCCCGGTATGACCGTGGAAACGGCCCGCCGCATTCTGGCAGCTGCACCACAGAGTGCACAGGCGCGCAGTGACACTGCGCTGGATCGTCTGATGCAGGGTGCACCGGCACCGCTGGCTGCAGGTAACCTGGCATCTGATACCAATAAAGAATTACTTAATACACCTGAAGCTTTACCGGTATAAGAGGCAGTTATGGCGACAAAAGAAGAGTTTAACCATTACCAGCCGCTGGGTAACAGTGATCCGGCTCATACAGCAATTGCGCCTGGCGGATTGAGTGCGAAAACGCCTGCAATGACCCCACTGATGCTGGATGGCACTACCCGTAAGCTGGTTGTGTGGGATGGCACCACCGACGGTGCAGCCGTTGGCATTCTGGCGGTTGCTGCTGACCAGACCAGCACCACACTGACGTTCTACAAGTCCGGCTCGTTCCGTTATGAGGATGTGCTCTGGCCGGAGGCTGCCAGCGACGAGACGAAAAAACGGACCGCGTTTGCCGGAACGGCAATCAGCATCGTTTAACCTTACCCTTCATCACTAAAGGCCGCCTGTGCGGCTTTTTTTACGGGATTTTTTTATGTCGATGTACACAACCGCCCAGCTGCTGGCGGCAAATGAGAAGAAATTTAAGTTTGATCCGCTGTTTCTGCGTCTCTTTTTCCGTGAGAGCTATCCCTTCACCACGGAGAAAGTCTATCTCTCACAAATTCCGGGACTGGTAAACATGGCGCTGTACGTTTCGCCGATTGTTTCCGGTGAGGTTATCCGCTCCCGTGGCGGCTCCACCTCTGAATTTACACCGGGATATGTCAAGCCGAAGCATGAGGTGAATCCGCAGATGACCCTGCGTCGCCTGCCGGATGAAGATCCACAGAATCTGGCGGACCCGGCTTACCGCCGCCGTCGCATCATTCTGCAGAACATGCGAGACGAAGAGCTGGCCATTGCTCAGGTCGAAGAGATGCAGGCCGTTTCTGCCGTGCTTAAGGGCAAATATACCATGACCGGTGAAGCCTTCGATCCGGTTGAGGTGGATATGGGCCGCAGTGTGGCGAACAACATCACGCAGTCCGGCGGCACGGAGTGGAGCAAGCGTGACAAGTCCACGTATGATCCGACCGACGATATCGAAGCCTACGCGCTGAACGCCAGCGGAGTGGTGAATATCATCGTGTTTGATCCGAAAGGCTGGGCGCTGTTCCGTTCCTTCAAAGCCGTCAGGGAGAAGCTGGATACTCGTCGCGGCTCTCATTCCGAGCTGGAGACAGCGGTGAAAGACCTGGGCAAAGCGGTGTCCTACAAGGGGATGTATGGCGATGTGGCCATCGTCGTGTATTCCGGACAGTACGTGGAAAACGGCGTCAAAAAGAACTTCCTGCCGGACAACACGATGGTGCTGGGGAACACTCAGGCACGCGGTCTGCGCACCTATGGCTGCATTCAGGATGCGGACGCACAGCGCGAAGGCATTAACTCCTCTGCCCGCTACCCGAAAAACTGGGTGACCACCGGCGATCCGGCGCGTGAGTTCACCATGATTCAGTCAGCACCGCTGATGCTGCTGGCTGACCCTGATGCGTTCGTGTCCGTACAACTGGCGTAATCATGGCCCTTCGGGGCCATTTTCTCTCTGTGGAGGAGTCCATGACGAAAGGTGAACTGATTGTCCGTCTCCGGTCGCTGGGTGAGCAACTGAACCGTGATGTCAGCCTGACGGGGACGAAAGAAGAACTGGCGCTCCGTGTGGCAGAGCTGGAAGAGGAGCTTGATGACACGGATGACGCTGCCGGTCAGGATACCCCTCTCAGACCGGAAAATGCGCTGACCGGACATGAAAATGAGGTGGTATCAGCGCAGCCGGATACCATGATTGATACGGCTGCTCTGGTCACGGTCGTGGCACTGGTGACGCTGCATACTGATGCACTTCACGCCACGCGGGATGAACCTGTGGCATTTGTGCTGCCGGGAACGGCGTTTCGTGTCTCTGCCGGTGTGGCAGCCGAAATGACAGAACGTGGCCTGGCCAGAATGCAATAACGGGAGGCGCTGTGGCTGATTTCGATAACCTGTTCGATGCTGCCATTGCCCGCGCCGATGAAACGATACGCGGGTACATGGGAACGTCAGCCACCATGACATCCGGTGAGCAGTCCGGCGCAGTAATACGTGGTGTTTTTGATGACCCTGAAAATATCAGCTATGCCGGACAGGGCGTACGCGTTGAAGGCTCCAGCCCGTCCCTGTTTGTCCGGACTGATGATGTGCGGCAGCTGCGGCGCGGCGACACGCTGACCATCGGTGAGGAAAACTTCTGGATAGACCGGATTTCGCCGGATGATGGCGGAAGCTGTCATCTCTGGCTTGGGCGGGGCGTACCGCCTGCCGTTAACCGTCGCCGCTGAAAGGGGGATGTATGGCCATAAAAGGTCTTGAGCAGGCCGTTGAAAACCTCAGCCGTATCAGCAAAACGGCGGTGCCTGGTGCCGCCGCAATGGCCATTAACCGCGTTGCTTCATCCGCGATATCGCAGTCGGCGTCACAGGTTGCCCGTGAGACAAAGGTACGCCGGAAACTGGTAAAGGAAAGGGCCAGGCTGAAAAGGGCCACGGTCAAAAATCCGCAGGCCAGAATCAGGGTTAACCGGGGGGATTTGCCCGTAATAAAGCTGGGTAACGCGCGGATTGTCCTGTCCCGACGCAGGCGTCGTAAAAAGGGGCAGCGTTCAGCCCTGAAAGGTGGCGGCAGCGTGCTTGTGGTGGGAAACCGTCGTATTCCCGGCGCGTTTATTCAGCAACTGAAAAATGGCCGGTGGCATGTCATGCAGCGTGTGGCCGGGAAAAACCGTTACCCCATTGATGTGGTGAAAATCCCGATGGCGGTGCCGCTTACCACGGCGTTTAAACAGAATATTGAACGGATACGGCGTGAACGTCTTCCGAAAGAGCTGGGCTATGCGCTGCAGCATCAACTGAGAATGGTAATAAAGCGATGAAACATACTGAACTCCGTGCAGCCGTACTGGATGCACTGGAGAAGCATGACACCGGGGCGACGCTTTTTGATGGTCGCCCCGCTGTTTTTGATGAGGCGGATTTTCCGGCAATTGCCGTTTATCTCATCGGCGCTGAATACACGGGCGAAGAGCTGGACAGTGATACCTGGCAGGCGGAGCTGCATATTGAAGTTTTCCTGCCTGCTCAGGTGCCGGATTCAGAGCTGGATTCGTGGATGGAGTCCCGGATTTATCCGGTGATGAGCGATATCCCGGCACTGTCAGATTTGATCACCAGTATGGTGGCCAGTGGCTATGACTACCGGCGCGACGATGATGCGGGCCTGTGGAGTTCAGCCGATCTGACTTATGTCATTACCTATGAAATGTGAGGACGATATGCCAACACCAAATCCTCTGGCACCGGTGAAAGGGGCCGGGACCACACTGTGGGTTTATAAGGGGAACGGTGACCCTTATGCGAACCCGCTTTCAGACGTTGACTGGTCGCGTCTGGCAAAAGTTAAAGACCTGACGCCCGGCGAACTGACCGCTGAGTCCTATGACGACAGCTATCTCGATGATGAAGATGCAGACTGGACTGCGACCGGGCAGGGGCAGAAATCTGCCGGAGATACCAGCTTCACGCTGGCTTGGATGCCCGGAGAGCAGGGGCAGCAGGCGCTGCTGGCGTGGTTTAATGAAGGTGATACCCGTGCCTATAAAATCCGCTTCCCGAACGGCACGGTCGATGTGTTCCGTGGCTGGGTCAGCAGTATCGGTAAGGCGGTGACGGCGAAGGAAGTGATTACCCGCACGGTGAAGGTCACCAATGTGGGACGTCCGTCGATGGCAGAAGATCGCAGCACGGTGACGGCGGCCACCGGCATGACGGTAACGCCAGCCAGTGCTTCCGTAGTGAAAGGGCAGAGCACCACGCTGACCGTGGCCTTCCAGCCGGAAGGGGCAACCGACAAGAGCTTCCGTGCGGTGTCTTCGGATAAAACAAAAGCCACCGTGTCGGTCAGTGGTATGACCATCACCGTGAACGGCGTTGCTGCAGGCAAGGTCAACATTCCGGTTGTATCTGGTAATGGTGAGTTTGCTGCGGTTGCAGAAATCACCGTCACCGCCAGTTAATCCGGAGAGTCAGCGATGTTCCTGAAAACAGAATCATTTGAACATAACGGTGTGACCGTCACGCTTTCTGAACTGTCAGCCCTGCAGCGTATTGAGCATCTCGCCCTGATGAAACGGCAGGCAGAACAGGCGGAGTCAGACAGCAACCGGAAGTTTACTGTGGAAGACGCCATCAGAACCGGCGCGTTTCTGGTGGCGATGTCCCTGTGGCATAACCATCCGCAGAAGACAAAGCTGCCTTCCATGAATGAAGCCGTTAAACAGATTGAGCAGGAAGTGCTTACCACCTGGCCCACAGAGGCAATTTCTCATGCTGAAAACGTGGTGTACCGGCTGTCCGGTATGTCTGAGTTTGTGGTGAATGATGCTCCTGAACAGGCAGAGGACGCCGGGCCTGCAGAGCCTGTTTCTGCGGGAAAGTGTTCGACGGTGAGCTGAGTTTTGCCCTGAAACTGGCGCGTGAGATGGGGCGACCCGACTGGCGCGCCATGCTTGCCGGGATGTCATCCACGGAGTATGCCGACTGGCACCGCTTTTACAGTACCCATTATTTTCATGATGTTCTGCTGGATATGCACTTTTCCGGGCTGACGTACACCGTGCTCAGCCTGTTTTTCAGCGATCCGGATATGCATCCGCTGGATTTCAGTCTGCTGAACCGGCGTGAGGCTGACGAAGAGCCTGAAGATGATGTGCTGATGCAGAAAGCGGCAGGGCTTGCCGGAGGCGTTCGTTTTGGCCTGGACGGGAATGAAGTTATCCCCGCTTCCCCGGATGTGGCGGACATGACGGAGGATGACGTAATGCTGATGACAGTATCAGAAGGGATCGCAGGAGGAGTCCGGTATGGCTGAACCGGTAGGCGATCTGGTCGTTGATTTAAGTCTGGATGCGGCCAGATTTGACGAGCAGATGGCCAGAGTCAGGCGTCATTTTTCCGGTACGGAAAGTGATGCGAAAAAAACAGCGGCAGTCGTTGAACAGTCGATGAACCGGCAGGCGCTGGCTGCACAGAAAGCGGGAATTTCCGTCGGGCAGTATAAAGCCGCCATGCGTATGCTGCCTGCGCAGTTCACTGACGTGGCCACGCAGCTTGCAGGCGGGCAAAGTCCGTGGCTGATCCTGCTGCAACAGGGGGGTCAGGTGAAGGACTCCTTCGGCGGGATGATCCCCATGTTCAGGGGGCTTGCCGGTGCGATCACCCTGCCGATGGTCGGGGCCACCTCGCTGGCGGTGGCGACCGGAGCGCTGGCGTATGCCTGGTATCAGGGCAACTCAACCCTGTCCGATTTCAACAAAACGCTGGTCCTTTCCGGCAATCAGGCGGGACTGACGGCAGATCGTATGCTGGTCCTGTCCAGAGCCGGGCAGGCGGCAGGGCTGACGTTTAACCAGACCAGCGAGTCACTCAGCGCACTGGTTAAGGCGGGGGTAAGCGGTGAGGCTCAGATTGCGTCCATCAGCCAGAGTGTGGCGCGTTTCTCCTCTGCATCCGGCGTGGAGGTGGACAAGGTCGCTGAAGCCTTCGGGAAGCTGACCACTGACCCGACGTCGGGACTGATGGCGATGGCGCGCCAGTTTCGTAACGTGACGGCAGAGCAGATTGCGTATGTTGCTCAGTTGCAGCGTTCCGGCGATGAAGCCGGGGCATTGCAGGCGGCGAACGAGGCCGCAACGAAAGGGTTTGATGACCAGACCCGACGCCTGAAAGAGAACATGGGCACGCTGGAAACCTGGGCAGACAGGACAGCACGGGCATTCAAATCCATGTGGGATGCGGTGCTGGATATTGGTCGTCCTGATACCGCTCAGGAGATGCTGATTAAGGCAGAGGCTGCGTTTAAGAAAGCAGACGACATCTGGAATCTGCGCAAGGATGATTATTTTGTTAACGATGAAGCGCGGGCGCGTTACTGGGATGATCGTGAAAAGGCCCGTCTTGCGCTTGAAGCCGCCCGAAAGAAGGCTGAGCAGCAGAGTCAACAGGACAAAAATGCGCAGCAGCAGAGCGATACCGAAGCGTCACGGCTGAAATATACCGAAGAGGCGCAGAAGGCTTACGAACGGCTGCAGACGCCGCTGGAGAAATATACCGCCCGTCAGGAAGAACTGAACAAGGCACTGAAGGACGGGAAAATTCTGCAGGCAGATTACAACACGCTGATGGCGGCGGCGAAAAAGGACTATGAAGCGACGCTGAAAAAGCCGAAACAGTCCGGCGTGAAGGTGTCTGCGGGCGATCGTCAGGAAGACAGTGCTCATGCTGCCCTGCTGACGCTTCAGGCAGAACTCCGGACGCTGGAGAAGCATGCCGGAGCGAATGAGAAAATCAGCCAGCAGCGCCGGGATTTGTGGAAGGCAGAAAGTCAGTTCGCGGTACTGGAGGAGGCGGCACAACGTCGCCAGCTGTCCGCACAGGAGAAATCCCTGCTGGCGCATAAAGACGAGACGCTGGAGTACAAACGCCAGCTGGCTGTACTTGGCGACAAGGTCACCTATCAGGAGCACCTGAACGCGCTGGCGCAGCAGGCGGATAAGTTCGCACAGCAACAACGGGCAAAACGGGCCGCCATTGATGCAAAAAAACGGGGGCTGACTGACCGGCAGGCAGCGCGGGAAGCCACGGAACAGCGCCTGAAGGAACAGTATGGCGATAATCCGCTGGCGCTGAATAACGTCATGTCAGAGCAGAAAAAGACCTGGGCGGCTGAAGACCAGCTTCGCGGGAGCTGGATGGCAGGCCTGAAGTCCGGCTGGAGTGAGTGGGAAGAGAGCGCCACGGACAGTATGTCGCAGGTTAAAAGTGCTGCCACGCAGACCTTTGATGGTATTGCACAGAATATGGCGGCGATGCTGACCGGCAGTGAGCAGAACTGGCGCAGCTTCACCCGTTCCGTGCTGTCCATGATGACAGAAATTCTGCTTAAGCAGGCAATGGTGGGGATTGTCGGGAGTATCGGCAGCGCCATTGGCGGGGCTGTTGGTGGCGGCGCGTCCGCGTCAGGCGGTACAGCCATTCAGGCCGCTGCGGCGAAATTCCATTTTGCAACCGGAGGATTTACGGGAACCGGCGGCAAATATGAGCCAGCGGGGATTGTTCACCGCGGTGAATTTGTCTTCACGAAGGAGGCAACCAGCCGGATTGGCGTGGGGAATCTCTACCGGCTGATGCGCGGCTATGCCACCGGTGGTTATGTCGGTACACCGGGCAGCATGGCGGACAGCCGGTCGCAGGCGTCCGGGAAGTTTGAGCAGAATAACCATGTGGTGATTAACAACGACGGCACGAACGGTCAGATAGGGCCACAGGCGCTGAAGGCGGTTTATGACGTAGCCCGTAAGGCGGCAATGGATGTTGTGACCGGGCAGATGCGTGATGGTGGTCTGTTCTCCGGAGGTGGACGATGAAAACCTTCCGCTGGAAAGTGAAACCGGGTATGGATGTGGCTTCGACTCCTTCCGTCAGGGAGGTGCGCTTTGGTGATGGCTATTCCCAGCGAGCGCCTGCCGGGCTGAATGCCAACCTGAAAACGTACAGCGTGACGATTTCTGTCCCCCGTTGGGAGGCCACGGCGCTGGAATCGTTTCTGGCAGAGCACGGAGGCTGGAAAGCCTTTCTGTGGACGCCGCCTTATGACTGGCGGCAGATAAAGGTGACCTGCGCAAAATGGACGTCGCGGGTCAGTATGCTGCGTGTTGAGTTCAGCGCAGAGTTTAAACAGGTGGTGAACTGATGCAGGATATCCGGCAGGAAACACTGAATGAATGCACCCGTGCGGAGCAGTCGGCCAGCGTGGTGCTCTGGGAAATCGATCTGACAGAGGTCGGTGGTGAACGTTATTTTTTCTGTAATGAGCAGAACGAAAAAGGTGAGCCGGTTACCTGGCAGGGGCGGCAGTATCTGGCGTATCCCATTCAGGGGAGTGGTTTTGAACTGAATGGCAAAGGCACCAGTACGCGCCCCACGCTGGCAGTCTCTAACCTGTACGGTATGGTCACCGGGATGGCGGAAGATCTGCAGAGTCTGGTCGGCGGAACGGTGGTCAGGCGTAAGGTTTACGCCCGTTTTCTGGATGCGGTGAACTTCGTCAACGGAAACAGTGACGCCGATCCGGAGCAGGAGGTGATCAGCCGCTGGCGCATCGAGCAGTGCAGCGAACTGAGCGCGGTCAGTGCCTCCTTTGTGTTGTCCACACCAACGGAAACGGATGGTGCTGTTTTTCCGGGGCGCATCATGCTGGCCAACACCTGCACCTGGACCTATCGCGGTGATGAGTGCGGTTATAACGGTCCGGCTGTCGCGGATGAATATGACCAGCCGACGTCCGATATCACGAAGGATAAATGCAGCAAATGCCTGAGCGGCTGTAAGTTTCGCAATAACGTCGGCAACTTTGGCGGCTTCCTTTCCATTAACAAACTTTCGCAGTAAATCCCATGACACAGACAGAATCAGCGATTCTGGCGCACGCCCGGCGATGTGCGCCAGCGGAGTCGTGCGGCTTCGTGGTAAGCACGCCGGAGGGGGAAAGATATTTTCCCTGCGTGAATATCTCCGGTGAGCCGGAGGCGTATTTCCGTATGTCGCCGGAAGACTGGCTGCAGGCAGAAATGCAGGGTGAGATTGTGGCGCTGGTCCACAGCCACCCCGGTGGTCTGCCCTGGCTGAGTGAGGCCGACCGGCGGCTGCAGGTGCAGAGTGATTTGCCGTGGTGGCTGGTCTGCCGGGGGACGATTCATAAGTTCCGCTGTGTGCCGCATCTCACCGGGCGGCGCTTTGAGCACGGTGTGACGGACTGTTACACACTGTTCCGGGATGCTTATCATCTGGCGGGGATTGAGATGCCGGACTTTTATCGTGAGGATGACTGGTGGCGTAACGGCCAGAATCTCTATCTGGATAATCTGGAGGCGACGGGGCTGTATCAGGTGCCGTTGTCAGCGGCACAGCCGGGCGATGTGCTGCTGTGCTGTTTTGGTTCATCAGTGCCGAATCACGCCGCAATTTACTGCGGCGACGGCGAGCTGCTGCACCATATTCCTGAACAACTGAGCAAACGAGAGAGGTACACCGACAAATGGCAGCGACGCACACACTCCCTCTGGCGTCACCGGGCATGGCGCGCATCTGCCTTTACGGGGATTTACAACGATTTGGTCGCCGCATCGACCTTCGTGTGAAAACGGGGGCTGAAGCCATCCGGGCACTGGCCACACAGCTCCCGGCGTTTCGTCAGAAACTGAGCGACGGCTGGTATCAGGTACGGATTGCCGGGCGGGACGTCAGCACGTCCGGGTTAACGGCGCAGTTACATGAGACTCTGCCTGATGGCGCTGTGATTCATATTGTTCCCAGAGTCGCCGGGGCCAAGTCAGGTGGCGTATTCCAGATTGTCCTGGGGGCTGCCGCCATTGCCGGATCATTCTTTACCGCCGGAGCCACCCTTGCAGCATGGGGGGCAGCCATTGGGGCCGGTGGTATGACCGGCATCCTGTTTTCTCTCGGTGCCAGTATGGTGCTCGGTGGTGTGGCGCAGATGCTGGCACCGAAAGCCAGAACTCCCCGTACACAGACAACGGATAACGGTAAGCAGAACACCTATTTCTCCTCACTGGATAACATGGTTGCCCAGGGCAATGTTCTGCCGGTTCTGTACGGTGAAATGCGCGTGGGGTCGCGGGTGGTCTCTCAGGAGATCAGCACGGCAGACGAAGGGGATGGTGGTCAGGTTGTGGTGATTGGTCGCTGATGAAAAACGTTTATGTGAAACCGCCTCCGGGCGGTTTTGTCGTTTATGGAGCATGACGAATGGGTAAAGGCAGCAGTAAGGGGCATACTCCGCGCGAAGCGAAGGACAACCTGAAGTCCACGCAGTTGCTGAGTGTGATCGATGCCATCAGCGAAGGGCCGGTTGAAGGTCCGGTGGATGGATTAAAAAGCGTGCTGCTGAACAGTACGCCAGTGCTGGACAGTGAGGGGAATACCAATATCTCCGGCGTCACGGTGGTGTTCCGGGCCGGTGAGCAGGAGCAGACACCGCCGGAGGGATTTGAATCCTCCGGCTCCGAGACGGTGCTGGGTACGGAAGTGAAATACGACACGCCGATCACCCGGACCATCACGTCGGCAAACATTGACCGACTGCGTTTTACCTTCGGCGTGCAGGCACTGGTGGAAACCACCTCAAAGGGGGACAGGAATCCGTCGGAAGTCCGCCTGCTGGTTCAGATCCAGCGTAATGGTGGCTGGGTGACGGAAAAAGACATCACCATTAAGGGCAAAACCACCTCGCAGTATCTGGCCTCGGTGGTGGTGGGTAACCTGCCGCCGCGCCCGTTCAATATCCGGATGCGCAGGATGACGCCGGACAGCACCACAGACCAGCTGCAGAACAAAACGCTCTGGTCGTCATACACCGAAATCATCGATGTGAAACAGGGCTACCCGAACACGGCACTGGTCGGCGTGCAGGTGGATTCGGAGCAGTTCGGCAGCCAGCAGGTGAGCCGTAATTATCATCTGCGCGGGCGCATTCTGCAGGTGCCGTCGAACTATAACCCGCAGACGCGGCAATACAGCGGTATCTGGGACGGAACGTTTAAACCGGCATACAGCAACAACATGGCCTGGTGTCTGTGGGATATGCTGACCCATCCGCGCTACGGCATGGGGAAACGTCTTGGTGCGGCGGATGTGGATAAATGGGCGCTGTATGTCATCGGCCAGTACTGCGACCAGTCAGTGCCGGACGGCTTTGGCGGCACGGAGCCGCGCATTACCTGTAATGCGTACCTGACCACACAGCGCAAGGCGTGGGATGTGCTCAGTGATTTCTGCTCGGCGATGCGCTGTATGCCGGTATGGAACGGGCAGACGCTGACGTTCGTGCAGGACCGACCATCAGATAAGGTGTGGACCTATAACCGCAGTAATGTGGTGATGCCGGATGATGGCGCGCCGTTCCGCTACAGCTTCAGCGCCCTGAAGGACCGCCATAATGCCGTTGAGGTGAACTGGATTGACCCGGATAACGGCTGGGAGACGGCGACAGAGCTCGTGGAGGATACGCAGGCCATTGCCCGTTACGGTCGTAATGTCACGAAGATGGATGCCTTTGGCTGTACCAGTCGGGGGCAGGCACACCGCGCCGGGCTGTGGCTGATTAAAACGGAACTGCTGGAAACGCAGACCGTGGATTTCAGCGTCGGCGCAGAAGGGCTTCGCCATGTACCGGGCGATGTTATTGAAATCTGTGATGATGACTATGCCGGTATCAGCACCGGTGGTCGTGTGCTGGCGGTGAACAGCCAGACCCGGACGCTGACGCTCGACCGTGAAATCACGCTGCCATCCTCCGGTACCACGCTGATAAGCCTGGTTGACGGAAGTGGCAATCCGGTCAGCGTGGAGGTTCAGTCCGTCACCGACGGCGTGAAGGTAAAAGTGAGCCGTGTTCCTGACGGTGTTGCTGAATACAGCGTATGGGGGCTGAAGCTGCCGACGCTGCGCCAGCGCCTGTTCCGCTGCGTGAGTATCCGGGAGAACGATGACGGTACGTATGCCATCACCGCCGTGCAGCATGTACCGGAAAAAGAAGCCATCGTGGATAACGGGGCGCACTTTGACGGCGACCAGAGCGGCACGGTGAATGGTGTCACGCCGCCAGCGGTGCAGCACCTGACCGCCGAAGTCACCACAGACAGCGGGGAATATCAGGTGCTGGCGCGATGGGACACGCCGAAGGTGGTGAAGGGCGTGAGCTTCCTGCTTCGCCTTACCGTGGCAGCGGACGACGGCAGTGAGCGGCTGGTCAGCATGGCCCGGACGACGGAAACCACATACCGCTTCAGGCAACTGGCGCTGGGGAACTACAGGCTGACAGTCCGGGCGGTAAATGCGTGGGGGCAGCAGGGCGATCCGGCATCGGTATCGTTCCGGATTGCCGCACCGGCAGCGCCGTCGCAGATTGAGCTGACACCGGGGTATTTTCAGATAACCGCCACGCCCCATCTTGCCGTTTATGATCCGACGGTACAGTTTGAGTTCTGGTTCTCGGAAAAGCGGATTGCGGATATCAGGCAGGTTGAAACCACAGCCCGCTATCTTGGCACGGCGCTGTACTGGATAGCTGCCAGTATCAATATCAAACCGGGCCATGATTATTATTTTTACATCCGCAGTGTGAACACCGTTGGCAAATCGGCATTTGTGGAGGCTGTTGGCCAGCCGAGTGATGATGCATCAGGCTATCTGGATTTTTTCAAAGGAGAAATCGGGAAAACACATCTGGCCCAGGAGCTGTGGACGCAGATTGATAACGGTCAGCTTGCGCCTGACCTGGCTGAAATCAGGACGTCCATTACGGATGTCAGCAATGAAATCACGCAGACCGTCAATAAGAAACTGGAAGACCAGAGTGCGGCAATTCAGCAGATACAGAAGGTTCAGGTTGATACAAATAATAACCTGAACAGCATGTGGGCTGTGAAGCTGCAGCAGATGCAGGACGGACGCCTTTATATCGCGGGTATTGGTGCCGGTATTGAGAACACCCCTGACGGCATGCAGAGTCAGGTGCTGCTGGCGGCGGACAGGATTGCGATGATTAATCCTGCGAATGGCAATACAAAGCCGATGTTTGTTGGGCAGGGCGATCAGATATTCATGAACGAAGTGTTCCTGAAATATCTGACGGCTCCCACCATTACCAGCGGT